GCCGCCGTCGCGCTCGCCGGCTGGCTGCACCAGCTCGGCCGGTTCCCCGGCGCGGCCAGCGGCGCGATCGATGTGATCGCCGCACTGCCCGAAGACACGGCGGCGGCGCAGCCAGGCCTTCGCACCTGGCTGGTGGAGTGGTCATTGCCGGTCGCTTTGGGCAGCAACGCCTGGGAGGAGACCGGAGGCGCAGTTCCCCAGGCCTTCTACAGCTTCGTACCGGAGATCGGTCGTGATCACGAAGCACGCTACCAGCCCATTGAAGGAGCAGCACCATGAGTGCCGAACACGCGCGCCTGATCGGCAACCTGCTGATGATCGGCGTCGTGCGCGAGCTGGACGAAGCGAGCGGCCGCGTGCGCGTGGATGCAGACGGCATGCTGACCGACTGGATTCCCTGGCTGGAGCGCCGTGCTGGCCCGGGCGTGCGCAGCTGGTGTGCACCCGAACCCGGCGAGCAGGTGCTGCTGGCGTGCCCCTATGGCGACCCGGGCCAGGCACTCGTTCTCGGCAGCCTGTACCAGGACCGGTTCCCGGCGCCCGCCGACTCTCGGCTGCGGCACCGCACCGAGTTCGCCGACGGCAGCGTTGTCGAGTACGACCAGGAAACCGCAACGCTCAACGTCGATGTGGGCAGCGGCAAGGTCATCGTCACCTGTGCAAGTGCACAGGTGATCGCCAGCGAATCGATCGTGCTCGATACGCCATCGATCAAGGCGACTGGCGACCTGGACGTCACCGGTGCGATCAGTGCCGGCAAGGACATCAGCACATCCGGCGAGGTCAAGGCTGGCGCCATCGGCCTGAAGGCACACAAGCACACCGCACAGGGTCCGACCGCACCCACCACGCCCGCGCAGCCCTGAACGGCCACGCGTGCAATGCCCTGAAAACCCGCACTCCACGACGATAGAGGCCATGCGAGGAATCGACGCCAACACCGGCAAATCACTGGATGGGCTCGCCCATCTGCACCAGTCCGTGCGTGACGTTCTCACCACGCCCCTTGGCTCCCGGGTACTGCGCCGTGAATACGGTTCGCGCGTGTTCGAACTGATCGATGCGCCGACCAACCGCTCGCTGCGCATGGACCTGATCGCGGCCACCGTCGACGCACTCGCGCGATGGGAACCGCGGCTTCACGTCGAGAACGTCGACGTCTCCCTCCCCGCCCCCGGCGTGATGATCCTGGCAGTGACCGGAATCCACCTGCCGGACGGCGAGGCCATCACCATCGAAGGAATCGAGGTTCGCTAACCGTGGCATCCGGCTCGTTCACCAGTGTCAATCTCTCCCAGCTGCCTGCACCGGCGGTCATCGAAGTGCTCGATTTCGAGACGCTGTTCGATGAATCGTTGACCGCACTGCAGGCGCTCGACCCCACCTTCGACGCGCTGCTGCCGTCGGACCCGGCCTTCAAGATCCTGGAGGTCTGCACCTACCTGCGCCTGCTCGACCGACAGCGCGTCAACGATGCGGCGCGTGGCGTGATGCTGGCCTACGCGGTCGGCAGCGACCTGGACCAGTTGGCCGCGATCTTCGGCATCGGCCGCCAGATGCTGGACCCGGGCAAGCCGCAGGAAGGCATTCCGCCACGCTACGAGAGCGATGAAGATTTCCGTCGGCGCATCCAGCTGGGTCCGGAAGGCTTCAGCGTGGCCGGGCCGGAAGGCGCCTACATCTTCCACGCGCTGAGCGCCGATCCGCGGGTGCTCGACGCCAGCGCGACCAGTCCGTCGCCGGGTGAAGTGGTGGTCTCGGTGCTGTCGCGTGAAGCCGATGGCACGGCCACCCAGGCGCTGCTCGACGCAGTGGAAGCGAAGCTGAGTGCGGCCGACGTGCGGCCGCTGACGGATCACGTGCTGGTACGCACGGCGGCAATCATCAACTACGCGGTCACCGCCACGCTCTACACCTACGCCGGCCCGGATTCGCAGGTGGTGCTGGCCGAAGCACGCTCGCGCCTGGATCGCTACATCGCCGAGTCGCATCGGCTCGGCCGCGATGTCACCCGCTCCGGCCTGTTCGCCGCATTGCATGCCGAGGGCGTGCAGCGCGTGGAGATTTCCAGCCCGGCGGCTGACGTGGTGGTGGACCGGACCCAGGCCACCTACTGCACCGCGGTGACCCTGACCCATGGCGGCAACGATGAATGATTCCACCGCACGCCTGATCAATGCACGCCTGCGTGGCGCGATCGATGGGCACAACCTGCAGTTCCGCCATCCAGGTGGCGCACTGGCCACCCTGCAGGCGGTGTACCGCACCGATTGGCAGGGGCGGCAACGGCTCTCCAACCAGCCACGCCGCAATCTTCAGCGCCAATCGCAGGATTTCCGCGCCGCTAGCTGGCTGGGCTTCTACAGGAAGCCGGCCAGCCTGGCGGGAGGCGAGTCCGCGCCCGATGGAACCCGTACGGCATTCTCGTTCGCAGCCTCCGACGCCATCGGTGGCCCCAACCAGAACTTCACCGGTCTGGTCGACGACGATGGCTCCGCTTACGCCGATGGAGCACCCACAACCATCAGTGTCTGGCTACGCGCCAGTCAGCCCTGCGCCGTCGATTTCGGTCTGCGCACGCTCGAGGCAGGTCGGACGCGCCTGCCTGTGGGCACGGAGTGGAGACGGCACGCCTTCACCTACACACCAAGCCCCAATGATCCCGGTCGCGGGCTGGTTATCGTGTTCGATCGGTTGGCATCCCAGAACGCGGGGCTCGCGCCGGACGCCAGGATCCACGTGTGGGGTGCCCAGGCAGAAGCCGGTAGTGGTGCAACAGGCTACATCGCCACCACCGCCTCCACCCCCACCATCATCGACTACGTCCATTCCGGTGAACGGGTCACGCTTGGCACCGCACCGATGCCGGGGACGGTGATAGAAGGCGAGGCGAGCGTGATCGTTCCGGCCGCGGCCACCCTGCTGCCGCCCAACGCCACCCGCGCGGAACGGGCGCTGGCCCGTGCTGCGGTGACCCGCCCGCTGCCGGTGGACATCACCGCGCTGTGGGATGCGGACCGCTGCCCGGCCGCGTTGCTGCCCTGGCTGGCCTGGGCCTTGTCCGTCGACGAATGGAAGGCCTACTGGCCGGAAACGGTAAAGCGTGCCCGCGTGCGCGCCGCGATCGCGATCCAGCGCCGCAAAGGCACCTGGGGCAGCGTCCGCGATGTGGTGGCTGCGTTCGGCGGTTCGATCCTGATCCGCGAATGGTGGGAAATGCAGCCGCGAGGTGCACCGCACACCTTCGAAGCGGTGATGACCATCGCCAACCAGGGCGGCGAGACCGCCACCGCCAAGTTCGTCGACGACGTGATCGGCGAGATCAGCCGCACCAAGCCGGTGCGCTCGCACTTCACGTTCACCCAGGGCATGCAGGCCAGCGCCGGTATCGGTGCACTTGCCGGCGCCCATGGCACCACCTTCCGCCGCATCCAACTGATCGGAGAGTAAACCCCGCATGCGCTTGAAAATCACCGACGCCGGCTTCGCCAGGCTGGTCAATCCACCCAACACCGGCACCAGTGCCGTGCTGATCACCGAGATCGGCCTGACGTCCACGGCATTCACGCCGACGGCAGGGCTGACCGCCCTGCCCGGCGAGATCAAGCGGGTCTCGACGTTCGGCGGCAAGGCCGTGGGCGACGACACGCTGCACGTCACGATCCGTGACGACAGCGCTACCGCCTACAGCCTGCGCGGCTTCGGCCTGTACCTGGGCGACGGTACGCTGTTTGCAACCTTCGGCCAGACCGATCCGATCATGGAGAAGACCGCAGCCTCGATGCTGCTGCTCTCCACCGATACCCGCTTCAGTGAAGTCGATACCGCGCTGATCGAGTTCGGCAATGCCGAATTCATCTATCCGCCCTCCACCACCGAGGTGCAGGGCGTGGTCGAACTGGCCACGACGACCGAGACCGAAGAGGGTGCAGATGCCCAGCGTGCGGTGACACCGCGCGGGCTGCGTGCCTTCATCGACAAGCGCTTTGGCGCCAGCGCCCCCACCCAGTTCGTCCGCACGCTGTTGTCGATCGCCACCGATGCCGCGTTCCGTTCCGCCCTGGGGCTGAAATCGGCCGCGTTGAAGGACGAGGGCGCCGACAAGGGCCTGGATGCCGACCTGCTCGATGGCCGCCACGGCACCCACTACCTGGACTGGCGCAACATGACCGGCGTGCCATCCAGCGTGCACGTGCCCGGACAGGTGATTCTGTTCGCCGGTGCCACCGCGCCCAACGGCATGCTGCTGTGCAATGGTGCCGCTGTTCCGCGTGCCAGCTACCCGGCCCTGTTCGCCGCCATCGGTACCCGCTACGGCGCCGGTGATGGCGCAACCACCTTCAACCTGCCGGCAATGCAGGAAGGCACGGTGGTCACGCACACACTGAACCCGGAAGCGGTCGGCAGCTTCACCCAGGGTGAGGTGATCCGCCACGCCCATGGCGCAAGTGCGGCGACAGCGGGCAACCACAGCCACGCCATTTCCGTAGGCGCAGGCGGCGCGCATTCCCATGGCGCCAGCGCCAGCGCGGTAGGCGACCACGCGCACGGTGCATGGACCGACTCACAGGGCCACCACGCGCATACCGGCGGCACCTCGTGGATAGGCGATCACCAGCATCTCACCGCGTTCGCCGAATCAGGCACCACCTACCCGTGGGGCGCCGACTACAACAACCACGCCGGTTCACGCGGCAACCTGGACTACGACAACCCCTGGCCGTACACCAGCCCGGCCGGTGGCCACGCCCACAGCTTCACCACCGACGGCGCAGGCGGCCACGGCCACAACATCGGCATGAACGGCGCCGGCGGCCACTCGCACACCATTTCCATCGCCCAGGTGGGTGACCACGGCCACGCCGCGTCGGCCGCCGATGCCGGTGCGCACACCCACACCGTCGTGGTGGAGAACGCTGGTGGCGACCGCAACCTGCCGGCTGGCCTGCGGATGATCTATTGCATCGCGTACTGAGGACATGAACTTGCCTACCGAACCGCGCTTCGCGCACTCCTACGATCCCGATACCCGCGCCTACATGGGCAAGGTCCGCCTGCAGCCTTCGCCGGACGGTGCCTGGAACCTGCCCGACTTCACCGTGGACGTCGCGCCTCGCCAACCTGCCGGCGAATACCAGGCACTGCGCCTGGCCGAGGATCGCTCACGCTGGGAACTGGTGGCCGATTTCCGCAACTGCATGCTGTGGGACACACGCACCGCGATGGCGGTACCCAATCGCCTCGCGCTGGGCGAGCCGTTGCCCAAGGACGTGACCCTGTCCGAACCATTCAAGCTGGATGGCACCACCGCGCAATACAACGCGTGGAATGCCAGCCGCCGCGAATGGACGCTGCTGCCGGACTACAGCTCGCGACCGCTGTGGAACAAGCACGATGCCAGCTTCGCGACTCCCGTTTCCCGTGGGGTCGCGCTGCCGCCATCGGTCACCGATCTGGCACCGCCTGCAGATCGCAGCTACCCGGTCACCTTCGATGAAGCCCGTGCTGCCTGGGTGATGGTCACTGCCCCCGAACCCGACCCGGCCGCGCAACCGCAACCGCAACCGTGATTTCGGGCCACCGCTGCAATTAATCCAGCCGCGGCCAGATACGAACATGTACCCATGCGGCGCAGATCGCGACCGCAGCACCCACCCAACCAAGGAAAAAACAACGCATGGCCGAATTTCTGCATGGCGTGCAGGTCGTCAACATCGATGGTGGTTCCCGCTCGATCGCTGTTGCCTCGACCAGCGTCATCGGCATCGTGGGCACCGCGCCCCGCGCCGACAAGATCGCCTTCCCCTACAACACTCCGGTCCTGGTGACCTCGCGTTCGCAGGCAGCCAAGCTGCTCGCCAACGCCGCAACCGAAGTCGATGAGGGCACCCTACCGGGCCAGCTCGACGCCATCTTCGACCAGTCCAACGCGGTCGTCGTCGTCATCCGCGTCGAGAAGGGCGCCACCGAGAACGACACCCTGGCCAATGTGCTGGGCGGCGTGAACGCGCAGACCGGTGCCTACACCGGCGTGCATGCACTGCTGGCGGCAAAGTCGGTGGTGGGCATCAAGCCCCGCATCCTGGCGGTACCGGGCTTCACCCACACCCACGAAAAGCGCGATACCGAACTGCTGGCCAACCCGGTCGTGGCCGAACTGCTCGGCATTGCCGACAAGCTGCGCGCGGTGATCATCAAGGATGGCCCGAACAGCAACGACGACGCCGCCAAGAGCACCACTGCTCTGACCGGTTCCAAGCGCGTCTACGTGGTCGACCCGGCGCTGCTGGTGCAGTCCGGTGACGCCATCGTCACCCGCTATGCCTCCGGTGCCGTGGCCGGTGCCATTGCCCGCAGCGACAACGAACGCGGCTGGTGGGCATCGCCGTCCAACCTCGAGCTCAACGGCGTGGTCGGTACCGCACGTGCGATCGACTTCGGCCTGTCCGACGCGACCAGCCGCGCCAACCTGCTGAACCAGTCGAACGTGGCGACCATCATCCGCGAAGGTGGCTTCCGCCTGTGGGGCAACCGTACCGCCAGCAGCGACCAGAAGTGGCAGTTCCTGTGTGTGGTACGCACTGCCGACATCATTGCCGACAGCCTCGAGGCCGCCCACCTGTGGGCCGTCGACCGCGGCATCAGCAAGACCTACGTCGACGACGTGCGTGAGGGTGTCAATGCCTTCCTGCGCGGCCTGAAGACCCAGGGCGCGATCCTCGGCGGCAACTGCTGGATCGACCCCGACCTGAACGCAGCGGACAGCGTGGCCCAGGGCCGCTTCTACTGGGACTTCGACTTCACCCCGACCTACCCGGGTGAGCAGCTGACCTTCCGCATGCACATGAACAACAACTACGTCTCGGAGATCTTCTAAGCATGGCGCGCAAGATCCGCAAAAACTTCAACTTCTACGTCGACGGCAAGGGCTATGCCGGCAGCGTGATGTCCTTCACCGCCCCCAAGCTGTCGCTGAAGACCGAGGACTTCCAGGCCGGCGGCATGCTGGCCCCGACCGAGATCGTGCTCGGCCATGACAAGCTGACCGCCGATGTCGAGTTCGCCTCCGACGACGCGGAGATCATGAGCAAGTTCCACGTCATCGAAAGCAAGGAATACGGCTTCACCGCCCGCGAAGCGCTGGAAGGCGATGACGGCGAAGTGACGCAGGTCGTGCACAACATGCGCGGCAAGGTGAAGGTGCTGGACCGTGGCGAAACCAAGGTCGGCGAGAAGGGCACGATCAAGGTCAACCTGGCGCTGAGCTACTACAAGCTGACCCATGGTGCCCAGGTCGTGCAGGAGATCGACGTGGTCAACATGATCGCCCGCCAGGGTGGCGTGGACGTGCTGGCCGGCATCCGCGGCGCACTGGGCATCTGAACCCTCGCCGCACTGAAGAACCCGGGGGCGCCTCGCGCCCCCGCATCCATCGCACCGCATCGCATTCCAGGAGCGCATCCATGTCCAGCAAGACCAAGACCCCCACCGACACCGTCATCGAGCGCGATGGCTTCGCCGAGATCACCCTCACCCGCCCGCGCCAGGTCAACGGCATGGAAACCGCCGTGCTGCGCATGCGCGAACCGACCGTGGAAGACATGGAGCGCTACCAGGATGACAAGGGCAGCGACGCACAGCGCGAGGTGCGGATGATCGCCAACCTGTGCGAGGTCTCGCCGGAAGACGTGCGCAAGATGCCGCTGCGCGACTACGCACGACTGCAGGCAGGCGTCGCGCTTTTTACCACCTGACCCTGCCTCAGATCAGGCAGGGAGTGCTCGCCCTGGCCGGTCATACCGGCTGGGGCCTGCGCGAGATCATGACACTGCGGGTGTCGAAGTTCATCTGGTGGATTCAGGGATTGCCGGTACATGGCCAGTAACGTTCAAACGACAACGATCACGATCGGCGGCGAGGTGTCCAAGTCACTGAAGGACGCCTTCTCCTTTGCCAACGACGGTATCAAGCGCCTCGGCACCGAGGTGACCCTGCTGGATCGCAGGCTCGCGCGCATGAGTACGACCAGCAAGGAGTACGCCCGCATGCGTACCCAGGTCGATGCTCTGCGTGCCTCGCAGGTGGCGCTGGAGAGCATCGAAGCAAAGCGCGACGCCAACCTGGAGAAGCGCGGGAAGCTCGGCTCGGCATTTGGCGAGGCACGCGGCACGCTTGGCACGGCCGTTACCGCGCTGGCCAAGCCGGTCGAGAACGCCTCCGGCTTCGCCCGCCAGAACCAGCAGATCGGCGTGGCAGCCAACCTCAGCCGCGCCCAGGTCAGCGCACTGGGGCAGGCCATCCTGGAACAGTCGCGTGCAACCAACCAGGGCGTCGACGCGCTGCAGCGCTCGATCAGGCTGATGATCGACGCCGGCATGGATGCGCAGTCGGCCCAGGCCAGCCTCGGTGCTGTCGGGCGGACCACCACCGTCACCGGTGCCAGCATCGATGATGTGGCCCAGGCTGCGGCCGCCCTGCAGCAGTCGTTCGATATCGATCCCTCGCGCATGCAGAACGCGCTGGATGTGCTGGTGGTCAACAGCCGGCAGGGCGGCCTGGGCCTGAAGGACATGGCCGCAGTGCTGCCTACCCTGGGTTCGTCGTTCGAAGCGATGAAGCTGCAGGGCACCTCGGCGACCGCCACCCTCGGCGCGGCCCTGCAGGCCACGCTGGACTCGGCCGGCGGCGCCGACAAGGCCGCCAGCAACATGAAGAGCTTCATGTCCGAGGTGCTCTCGCCGGACATTCAGGAGAAGGCCAAGAAGAACCTGAACCTGGATCTGCGCAAGATCATCGGCGATGCACAGACCAGCGGCGGCAATCCCTTCGACGCTGCGATGCAGGGAATCATCCAGGCGACCGCGGGCGACCAGAAGAAGATCGGCACCCTGTTCAGCGATGCACAGGCGAAGAACTTCGTCCAGCCGATGATCGAGAACTGGGATACCTACATCCGTGTCCGCGACAAGGCCTTGAATGGATCGGCGGGTACCACCGATGCGGCCTATGCCGATGCGATGCAGACCGATCCGCAGAAGATCGAAGGTGCCAAGATCGCCGTGGACAACCTGTCCAAGGCCTTCGGTGCGGCACTGCTGCCCGCGGTGGGCGAGGCCGCGGTCAAGCTGACCGAGCTGTTGAACGGGGTTACCTCGTTCGTGCAGGAAAACCCGAAGCTGATCGCCAACACCACGCAGATCGTGGTCGGCATGCTGGGCATGCGCACGGCGGTGCTCGGCGCTCGCTACGCCTGGACCTTCCTGCAGGGCCCGATCCTGGGGGTGCAGAAGGCCTTCCAGCTGTTCCGTGGTGGCAGCCTGCTGGCACAGATGGGGCGCTTCGGGCCGATGGCCATGCGCCTGGCATCGGGCTTCCGTGTGGTTGCTACTGCCGTGGCCGCCATCGGTGGTGGTCCGATCACGATCGCCATCGCGGCAATCACCGCAGGCGCCATCCTGGTGCGCAAGTACTGGGAGCCGATCAAGGCATTCCTGGGTGGCGTCTGGGAAGGCCTGAGCGGTGCAGGCACCGCAGCGATGGGTGAACTGATGCGTGCGGTTGAACCGCTGCGCCCCGCCTGGGAAGTCATGAGCGGGTTGATCGGCCAGGCCTGGGACTGGCTGTCGAAGATGCTTGCACCTGCACAGTACACCGGCAACGAACTGTCGCGCGTTGCCCAGATCGGCAGCTTCCTCGGTACCGTTCTGATGGAAGGCCTGAGAATGAACATCCAGCTCATCAGCGGCCTGGTGCAGTACGTCGCCTGGATGGGCAACGTGTACACGACCGTCGCCAGCGGGATCGGAATCGGAATGAGCAAGATGTGGACGGCGATCAAGTCCGGTGCCGAATCCCTGTTCGACTGGCTCATCCCGAAGCTGGATTTCCTCATGCCCTACGTCGAGAAGCTGATGGGGTTCGTCGAAGGGGGCATTGGCAAGGTCAGTGCGCTGGTCGGCAAAGGCCTGGACTTCGGCAAGGAGGTGCTTGCCGGTGGTGCGGAAGCGATCGGCAACGGCATGGTGGGGTACACCAACATGCGGGCCGGCGGCCGAGGTGGCCTGGATGACGCCGTGGGCCTGGTCGGCGACGTCGCCACGTTGGACGCGCCGGGCGCGCGCAAGCGTTGGGGCGGCATCAGCGAGGCCGCTCGCGGTCGCACCGCACCCGACATGCCATCGCCCTCTGCGCGCGGCGTCACCACTGTGCAGCAGCAACAGACCAACAACATCACCATCCACCAGCAACCGGGTGAATCCAGCGAATCGGTGGCGCGTCGCACTGCCGACGAACTGCAGCGTCGCAACGCGGTTGCTGCCCGTGGTGGCCTGGCAGACAGGAACTAAGCATGAAGCGCGAGTTCGTAACCGCATCCATCGACAAGCTGTTGTCCAGTTTCCAGAGCAACGACTCCGGCAACGCCCCGGTACTGCTGATGCTGGGCGGCTTCAAGTTCAGCCTCAACACCGCCGTGTTCCAGGAGATCCAGCAGAGCAACGAGTATGGCTGGGCTGCGCAGGAACGCATCGGGCAGATGGCCGCCCTGCAGTACACCGGCCCCGGCAAGGCCAGCATGACCTTGCCGGGCGTCATCCACTATGCGTTCCGGGGTGCCGGCAATGAGCTCTCGCAGCTGCGCAAGCTGGCGGCACAGGGCAAGCCACAGCGGCTGCTGACCGGCAAGGGCGGAAACCTGGGGCTGTGGGTCATCGACAAGATCGACGCCACTGCCTCCGGCTTCACCGTCGATGCGGGAATCCAGCGGCACGAATTCACCCTCTCCCTGCGGAAGCACAGCGATGGCACGAACGTATAACACCCGCGACGGCGACGTCGTTGACCGCATCGCGCATGCGCACTATGGCGAACAATCACCGGCCATTCTGCGCGCGATACTCGACGCCAACCCGGGCCTGGCCGCGCGCGGCGCAGTACTGCCTGCGGGCATCGCGATCACTCTGCCGGACGTGCAGCGCCCCGCCGGCGAACGCAAGGGGATCGCGCTGTGGGACTGAACATCACACCGGCATTCCGCGTGGTGGCCAACAGCCAGGACATCACCGACAAGATCATGTCGCGCTTCAAATCACTGCGCATCACCGACGAGACCGACAACAACTCGGACATGCTGGAGCTGCAGCTGGCCGACCATGATCCGTCCGAGCCGATCCAGCTGCCGCCGGCAGGCGCGGAGCTGGAAGCCTTCATCGGCTATGACGGCGAAGTGCGGCGCATGGGCCTGTACATCTGCGATGAGGTGGAGATTTCCGGCTACCCGGGCAGCATGACCCTGCGCGCGCGCGCCGCACCGTTCGAGGCCAGCAAGGGCGGCAAGAACGATCTGCAGACGCAGAAGACGCGCACCTGGAAGAAGGGCACGACGATCGGCGGCATGGTCCAGCGCATGGCCGGCGAGCACGGACTCAGCGCGGCCGTGAGCGGATCGCTGGCGTCGATCGCACTGCCGCTGACAGTGCAGTCGCAGGAGTCGGACATGAACCTGCTGCTGCGCCTGGCCAAGCAGCACGATGCCATTGCCAAGCCGGGCGGCGGCCGCCTGATGTTCGTCAAGCGCGGTGAATCCACCAGTGCCAGCGGTGAGCGCATTCCCGACGTTACCCTGACCCCGGCCGATGGCAGTGGCTACAAAGTGAGCATCGTCTCACGCGAGAAGACCGGCACCACCATTGCCTACTATCGCGATGTACGCGGTGCCAAGCGTCAGGAAGTAAAGCTGGGCAGCGGTGAACCGATCGTGCGCCTGCGCATGGCCTACGCCGACCGCGAAGCCGCTGAAGCCGCAGCGCGCGCCAAGCACCAGGAACAGGCCCGGCAGACGCGTACGCTGAGCTACACCCTGCCTGGCCGCGAGACGCTGATGGCCGAAGCCACGGTGGTGATGCAGGGCTTCCGCGATGGCGTGGATGGGCAGTGGCTGGTCAAGCGCGCCGAGCACAACATCAGCCACGACGGCTACGTGACCAGCATCGAGTGCGAACAACCCAACAGCGCCGACGCAGTGAAGGCGGCCCGCAGTGCCGCGGCCACCGAAGGCGAGCAGGTCGGCAGCGAGGTGTAG